CGGATAACCATCAATGGGTTTTATTGTAACTGTATATTGTGGATTAAAATATGGCAGGATTTGCTCTACAATTTGCAGAGCGTCATCTTGGTTTTTAGCGTAGATGCTTAACTGAAATCCCACATTATAAGGAACAAAACTATAAAACTTTTTACGTGAACCAATATTGATCCCACTTTGCATAAAGGTATTAGTTTTCTGAAGCTGTCTACCTTGGTCATATGTCACCGATAAAATTTCAAATGACATTCTTGGCAGCTTTATAGCCACCTTTGTATCGTTATAAAGGTCTGGATTCTCTCTGATTCTTTCTAGGAATTTTCTCTGTGGCCCATAAGAAAGAGGAACCTTTACTTGTGATATAACTTGACCTGAAGAATCTTTACGTAGCACATACAGGTTATTAAACAGTGTACCAAATACGGCTACACTCTTTCGAATCCTCTGATGATAAAAATGGGTTCCAAACATTATTAACCCCTGTAAATTGATTGAAGATGAGTTTCGAACTCTTCAACCTTTGCTAGTCTATTTGGCCAAAGAATGTATTCCTTCTCTGGATTCTTCTTAAGATTATTTAAGAGTGGCACAACAGCATTATATAATTTATCTAATCTTTCTTGTGTAGTCAACGCCAATTGTTCAGCATCACTCGCAGCAGCTGCAGTTTTCTGTACTGCCTGTAGTTCCTCTTCATCTACAGCTGTAAATCCAAAATCAAATATATCGTTCATTAGTTATTCTCCGGATCACCAAATGGATTATCCTCGGTGAAGTCTAAGAAGTCAGCACCAATGGTACTAAAGTCAGTATTCTGTTCATTCTGACTAATTTTATTATCCTCAATGACAGAAGAAACAAGAACAAAGTTAGAAGCAGAATCACCAATTGTGAGTGATGAAGCAAATGTATGATAGTTTCCATCATCCGCGCCAGCATGAATTAGATGTAGTTTATTATCTGAGTCTGACCACTTAGACACCTCGCCTCTCATAGTCACGCCATCTGATAGTGTTTGTGTGACAATATCACCAACTTTGAATCCAGCACCAGCGCTATCTAGTGTAAGAACATAGGTGTAAGAGTAGTCTCTCTCAATATCATCAATTGCTGCAATCTCTGTATCAAAGTCTTCATCGTTATATTCAAACAATTCTGCTCTGAGTTTATATACTGGTAGATTGCTTAATTGATAAAATGGTTGTTCATGCTCAACAGCCATAATTTGGAACATAGAGTTAGAGAGCGGTAGATAAATTAAATCTCCCTCTCTTGGTCTTATGCTGTCAATATTGTTATCGGCTCGGCCAACTGTTGTTGTCCATCTACGTCTTGCAACAACAAATGTAGCCTGGTCGCGAATCTCTACACCAAATTTAGTAAATAAATCTCCCTCACCATCAAATCCCTCGATGTTCTCGATGTACATTTCTACTTTGTAGGCTGAGCTAAATTTAGATGGAACATCATCACCAAATACACGATCTTCATTTACTAACTCCCTTGGAAGATAATAAACGTCCTGACCATACATTTTAAGAGATTCAATAACAATATCTTCGTAAAGTTTTTGTTCTGATCTAACTTTTTGACTGAAGTAAAAATTAGTTGCCATTGTCTATCCTATAAAAAAGTCTGGTGGAAGCTCAAAGTCTGTTCTAATTTTCTCTCTTAGTCTTTCTAATTCTTGTGTAGCGTCTTCAAATATCTGTCTACCATTTAATTGGACACCACCTGGTAATTGCATACCATCAAATTTCATGAGGTTCGATCCCCATTGTTGTTTAATAAGTGCTGTAGTGTATTCCTTTAACCACATATCGTTCCACACAGCAGTATGGTCACTCTCACTGATTACACTATACACTTCAGCGACAATATATTCACCGGCCTTTATATCTTCTTCTTCAAACTCACCGTGGATATAAAGTCTGTTTTGTTTTCTGACAAAATCAACTTGTGGTGAACCATTTAGTCTCATGTCCAATAATGACAGGTATTGTTGTACTTGCTCGTAATAAGCTAGGTCACCAATATAGGTATGCATATTAGCGATATCATTCAGGTGCATTTGATATTTAATACTGAACATATTACGAGTAAACAAAGCTGCTGATAGCTTAAACAGCTTTGTTACTTGTTGTACATTTGAAGAGATTGAAATATATTTATTTGTTACATCATCAGCAGTTACTAGATGTTGTATATAGCCCCTGTATGTGGCTTCTGAATGATATTCTCTAAAATACTGTAAAGCCTCATCAACTCGGTCCTCTAGTTGATCGGGATCTACATTGATCTCAATTACTGGACTACCGAGTCTTCTAAGACAATATTCAATTAATGAATTTCTACTAGTAGGGTTTGCCATTTTAAAATCCTATAACAGTGTTACCACTATTTATAAGGCAAAAAATATCAGTAGAAATTACGAGTTAGCTGCTACGAATGCATCGTACCATGCTTCTAGATCGGTTGCTTCCCATGCACCCATAGCATCTGCGTCCCATCCAGCTGGTTCTGAATTCATAGGAGTTGCATATGTAACAAACTCTGCTTTGGTCATAGTTGTAGCATTATTTGTATCGATATAGAATTTGCCATCCATATCTGCCCAACCAATATAGTTGCCGTTACCATCACCCCAATGTCCACGATCTTGGACATATCCAGGTACAGCACGACGACCTTGTTCGTTCAGGTACATTTTGTATTTAATGACTGCCATCTGATTCTTCCTCTTCGCTTGCAGTGTTTTTGTTTTCTAACAGATTCATATACTCAGTATTAAATATTTCTGTTTTTCCAAAAATACGTTCGGTTGTTGCGTCCGCATTCTTATAGTATTTATCAGCCATTTGATCTAGAAACTCCTCTAATTCGTTAGAATGTGGAATTTCACCCCTTTTGATCTTGTTTGCTGTATGAGCAATATAACCTTGAACCTCTGTAAGCCCAGCTTGAGGATGAATACCATACTGTTGCATGTATTCAATTGTAGCTGTTGACGCACGACCACCATCCATTAGATTTCGGTACATAAGCTCAAATCCACGACGAACGTGGTGACGTTTTTCCTCACGCTCAAATGCCTCTTCATCCCAGTCTTCAATACCGTTCTTCTCTTTAATTGCATTATAGCTGTCAATTAGAGTTGCAATGTCTTTAAAGGAACCATTAATCTTACTTTCAAGCGATGAGATAGAAACAAATGCAAGTCGTAGTTTTGCTTCTATGACTGGATCGTCTGGATCAGCCTCCATAAGCTTTTCTAGCTTTTCGATCTCTTTACGTTTCTTCGCATGATTAACCTGTGCTTCTGCAAGAGCCATCTTACGTTTCTCTGCTTCCGCCATAACCTGCCGCATCATCCGCATTGGAGACTGGCCGTTCAACATAGTAATACTCATCATGGACAATGTTGTCTGTGAGTTATTTCTATCGAACGAACGTGTTTTTTCTTCTAATTCTGGAAGATAGTCATTAACCTTCTTTACAGCAATCTGATTAATTGAGTTTTTAGTTACTGTTGGAAGATTAAATGTCACGGTATCCATAACGGATAGTGCATTTGACTTAGGGGTTTCTTGTGGTTCTTGAATTTCTTGTTCACTCATAACAAAGTTCCTATTGAGTTAATGATAAAGTATTATAACATATATATTAGAGTTTGTAAACTAATTAGAACGTGATTGATCCATCACTTGTAAACTGATAAACATAGTTACTACCCACTGTAGATGTCGATACTGTTCCAGTTGTAGATGATGCAGCTGTACTAGAACTAATTATGACAACACCTGCCGCTCCGTTGCCACCATCCATGTCATAATGTCCACCACCGCCCCCGCCAGAACCTGCTGTAGTAGCTGACGTCGCTGAAGTGGTACTACTACCACCATCCCCCCCGCCAGTTCCACCTGATGAAGTGGTCGCGCTACCTCTAGCACCACCACCACCGCCGGCTGCGTAGGATACCGATGATCCTGTAATACTACTAAGTGTACCGGCGCCACCATCGCCACCAATTTCATCAGCCC